TTATTCCAAAAAAGTAGCGACCCGATTGACAACCGGACCGCGTGAGATGATATGTGCTGTATCCTCCATCCAAGACACCGTCAAGGTGACGGCACCGACCGAATCGACCGGGTTCTCGATGGCACGGATGTTGGCTTCCTGTAACTCGAACCTGCCGATGATGGAATCGTTCGCCGCATAGAGCGGGATGTGGTTCCGACGCTGTTCGAGCGCCAACAAGACCTTCTCAGCGTCTGCCTGTGCCGTCGTGCGTTTCGGAGCGAAGAACGTCACCGTCGCCATGACCAAACGCCGGGAAATGCCCGATGCAGAAGGTGCTGCCCGTGAGATGGACGGACTCAAATACAACGAACGCTCGGTGAACGACGTCGGTACTTGATCCGTGTAAAACTTTGTGATGCCCGATTCCGCGCGACAGAAGGCGAGGAATGAGCTTTGTTTTTGAATCGCCATGTCAGCCTCCTAATCGCCGTTTAATGAGTGCATCGATTTTCTTTTGAATGCCGACGGACATGTATTGCTCCGCGATGTAGACGGAGATGTCGAAGAAATGCGTCGGTTCGACGAACGACTTGCGCCCGACCGTCCAATGCCCGGAATTAACGAATCATTTGTTATCGCTGTGGCTTTTTATCCTCAGCTTCTTACTGTCACCAGCAAGTTCGGCGTACATTTTCAACCAATAAAAAAAGACAACCACAATGGTTGCCTACTGGCTGTCGGAGTCTCTTGGAGGGATTATATTTATTCACCCTCTACGCTCTACGGTGCTGACTAGCCTTTCGCAATCTAGTCAGTTACCTCGGTATTGTCTACTGTTATGTGTTTCCATGTACGTCCTTGCTTGATATCATGCACTAAATATTTAGAAACGCCGTGGGAAGTGGCAATAGAAACTACAGTCTCTTTCTTAGCGAGCCTTTGTTTGATGTCGAGTGCGATTTCAGCAGTGATTTTGGCGTTCGCGTTCGTTTCTCCAACCATACGCGTCCAATCCTCACCAACTGGTCGCACAAGCCGATCTCCGCGCTCTCCTGCACGATAACGATTACTCAGTATATCGCGGGGAACACCAGATAGTTCAGCAACTTCAGCCAGCGAGTAATAAGCACCTTTGTACAAAACGGATAATGTTGTACTTCTGTTTCTGGATTGTTCCTTACTAGTCGCCCATCGGCAATTATCAGGACTATATCCCTTGTCGTTATCAATGCGATCAATCGTTTTCTTTTCATCGTACCCATTTTCAAGTGCCCATTGTTGGAATGCTACAAAGTCACTCTTCCATTCATCGCAGACACTGATACCTCGACCACCATACCGGTCATAACGTTTATTTTTAACGTTGTAACAGCGGTCTTTCATGCTAATCCATATCCGATACGGTCGCGTTCTGGATGACTTGTGAGTTCGAAGACCTAAAGCTGTCTTTGAAGCCTTAATAGCTTTTAGACAACCACACGATTGAGAGGCTAGATATCCATCATATCTCATCTCTACCGTCTTACCGCAGTAACTACATTTCACTAAACAAAACTTCCGATTTCGCTTCCCTTGTTTCTTCATACCAGTGATTTCTATCAAGTCCAGCATATGGAACACCTCCTAAAGAAAGTATACCATATTTGACCGTCATTTAGAAACTTTTTAACACTAGAGTTCTACCGATTTACCCCGATGACTATCTCCTCCATTACTGAAGAAGGCGGCATTCGTCTACCGCATAAGGATTGGTCGTCCCGGCTTCCACCGAGTAGCCACCCTTACTCTTTTCGAACACGTTGAAGCTGTTACCCAACGAAAAGCTGTTCAACATGTCCCGGGTGTCGACGAGTTGTTGCCGCACAATCTCTTTCCGTGTTTCCGCAAGCAGTTCAGCGCCGACGGCGTCCATGATCAACGGAATACTGTCATCGAAGTCCTTGCGGATCTTCTCCATGTCCTTCGCAAACTCATCAAACCCGTTCATAACGCGCTCTCCCGTTGAAGCGGGCACTCGAGATGATGTTGTTTGACCTTGTGCGGCTTGCCTGCCTTGTAGACAGACCCATCGATGACGACCTTGTCCCCTTCCCGGAGGTCGGTCGCATACTTGAAATGAGCCATGTCATCCGAAGACGAGACGTGCATGGTGTCAGTCTGAATGAGCGTCCCGCGTCCTCTGACGAGGTAACAGGGTACGTTCGTGATGTCTGGTGTGCTTGGATAGGAAAAAGCGTCCTCTGACGGGAGACCGAAGCCACCGCCGGAAGACGTTTTGTCGAGATGATAGATGTCGGCGCGGTCGGAGAGTAACTTGTCGTAACTCATACGAATCGCATCCTAACCTTGGGTGTTTCCGTGACGACTGGCTTGACGAAGGCTTCGAGCAACGCCGTGATCTCGGGTTTCCCGCGAAGACCACTGCTATCTGCCATCGTATAGCTGTAATCGCCAATCTTTTCGCTCTTGTAGCCCTTCACCGCGCTCTCGTCGAGGGCAGAAAGGGCATAGTATTCCGCGAGCTTCTTGCACGCCAGTTTGACGCGTAGAGGGATAGGAGTGTACTGACTTGGTGGGAACTCATGCCCGACGTAATCAAAGATATCCGCTTCCGCTTGGATGATGTCATCCTGTAACTGGGCGTCACTCCGTGACTCGACCGCATCAAACGTCGTATAATCTTTCAATTCCTGTATGGTGATGACTCCCATCAGACCCCTCCTTCCTGCGTCGCGAGAATCGCATCAATCAGCTGTGCTTTCGTCATGCTCGAACGGCCCACGATCTCGAGTTCCGCGGCGAGCGACGTCAGATCCGTTTTCGTCATGCTTTCCAGCACGTCACGCATCGTGTAAGGCTCCTGCGTCAGCAGTTCATCGTACGTCAGGCCGAGTTCCTCCATCATTTGATAGATGCCGTAGGTCTCGACCTGGTCATACGTCAGTGCGAACGGAGCCGGCTCAGGGTGTTACTGCGTCAGCGCCGATGTAGACGAGTGCTTTCGGTGTACGGATCAAGAAGTCCACTGAAGCTGACAGGTAATGGTACGTCGACTCCTTCGCAACCGCGAACTCACTTGGCGTCGCGCGTGTGTACTTGACTTCGTATCCGGTGACGACTGTTAAGTTTTCAAGCGGTGTGAAGAGGACGACGTCTTCTTCGATGTGATCGACCAATTCGATTGAGTACCCGTGTAATTTAGCGAGTTCTCCATCAATGAGGACTGCATCCCCTTTTGGTGTCTCACGGGCAATGACTTCCGCTTGGAGTTTCGTGTGCGTTCCGCGGCCCATGATCCAGACGTAATTGCCGACACGGAGTTGCTCTGGTGCGACTGTTGGTGGCACAGTTTGCAAATCCATGACTTTGATGTCGCCTGTGACGTCATGTTTGATTGTGTCTTCGTTCTCACGCGCTAATTTCAAGTAGCCGTCCTTCATTTTGAGGAAGTCAACAGCAGAAGCCTTGTCACCGTTGAAGGCAAGGTCCTGCATGTCTGCCGAGAACTGGTCGCGGAGCATTGAAACGATTGTGTCGGAGACGTTATCACCGCGAGATTGTGCTGTGTAGTAGATGTTTTCGTCCTCAAGCCACATATCCGTGAAGACTTTTGTCAACAGGAATGGCACGACGCGTTCTTCGACGATGTCCGTACCATTCGGCACCGTGTTGACGCCTTGATGAAGTTTCATGCGGCGTTTTTTGACACCGAGTACATCGATTTGACCTTCTGGCGCCTTTGCAGGGTAGAAGTAAAGTTTCTTGAGCGTAGCTGCTGAAGCGACCGCATCACGCATGAACGCGCGGCTGTCATCCTTCGGGAGTGTCACGTTATTGGCTTTACGGAGATCCGCAAGCTGTTTTTGAAGCATTTCTGGTGTAGTAGTCAATCGTTGTCATCCTCTCTGTTATGCAAAATGTTGGCCGTACGTTGGTTTATCAGATGTTGCGGCTGTTTTCGTCACTTCTTCGTGTGAAGTCGGGAGCGGTCGGACAGATAGCTGTTTTTCGAGTTCTGCAATCTTCGTCTGTGCCTTCTCCAGTTCAGATGCCTCCGGCTCAGCCTGTTGTTGAGCTTGGTCGCCTTCTGGCTCTGCTTGTGGCTCGGCTTCCGGTTCCTCTGCTTTTGCAACGGGGAGAGCGGATTTTAAGAGGTCCATCATTTCGGTCTTGAACGAGTCAAGTTGCTTCTGCAATTCTTCCTGTGTCATGTCTGTCACCTCCTCTCCCTGTTCGTCTGGTAGAATCCCCATGTCTTTGAGAACTTCCGCGACGGAATCTTTCACTTTGGCAAGGAATGACTTGTGGTCCTCCGCTTTTTCGATGACCTCACCCATGCCAGCGAGTGAGAAGCCGGTATATTCACCCTTTTGGATGCCGGTCCATACCTCATCTGCTACCTTGACAGCCATGACCCACGTGCCTTTCGTGACGGTCTCGCCACCCAGTTCGAAGTCAGCCGGAGCAATATAGGACTCGATGACGTCCCCGACTTGTGACGTGAAATCGTGTTGCTTGTCGATTTGGCGGTAATCCTTGAGGAAGATGTGTGCCGCCTTCTCGATTTCGTCTGCCGTCATGTAGTCGTCGTGTGCATCTTTGACGAGCGGTTCATACACGATCCCGTAAGCGATTTGCTGTGAGGCATCCTGCTTGAGGATGTTCATGTCGCGGGAAACATTTGGCTGCTCCTCGCTTTTGGTCAACAAAAAAGACCGCTTATTGGCGGCCTTGTCCACGATGGAGACGTGGGATACAACTAAGTTTTTGATTTCACGTGGCATAAGTGCCCTCCTATTCAAATTGATCAATGGCTCCTTGGCGGATGGCGTTCTTCTCCTCAGCGGATAAACCTAAGATATTCGGGTCAACGACCGGAACCGTCGTGCAATGACAGTTGATCCGTTGCTTCGCGGACAATGAGGTATCCCGCGGATACTTCGCAATCTCGCCCTCGACATCGAAGAAATCATTCAGCCCCTTCTGCGTACCGCTCAATGCGACGTGCGACGGACGGGGTTTGTTCTTGCGTCCTCCGCTGTGCAACCACTCCACGCCAATGACAGCAGGTGATTGCCGATACGCTTCATCGTCCCCAACACTGGCAGCCGTCAACGTTTCCGTGATGGCAACGCGTCGTGCCCGTGCCCGGTCGAAATCCGGTTCATCTTTCAATGCTTGAATGACATCCTCAACACTCCCGCGCTGTTCCAACGTACTGGTGATGACTTTCGTCACCTTGTTGGCGGTGTTTTGGTCGAGGACCTTCCCCAACTCATCCGAATACGCCTGCATGAAGCGGATACGGCTCGGACTGATCGCACTGAACACGACGTCCTTATCAATCCGTGCCATCGTCGTGCTTGCAATGTGAGACGCAACTTCCTGCAAGTGCGGCATCAATGCCAGGGATACGGCAGGCGCCATCGTGACGGATGCGAGAACGCCCGGTAAACCCATCTGAAACGCAAAGCCCATCGTCTGCCCGACTTCAGCGTAAAACAGTTCGATCGCGGTGATGTAATCCTTCCGATGCTCCCGCAGGAGCTTGGCTAAGAGGGATTCCAGTCCGTTGATCCGTTCAATCAGGTATTCGACTTCCGGAAAATCCTTCAGCAGGCCGCGTAACTCATCGTCGTCCGCCTTCGTGATGAAAGAGATGTCACACATCGCCCTCACCCTTCCAACCACCGACGACATCATTCAGTTCGTTAAGCTCGTCCCGCACGTCTTTGAGCACGTCCTTGATGACGCCACCCTCTGCCTTGGCTAATGCTTCTCCCGTCGCTTGAGCGAGCTGTTGCGTTGGAGAAACGACGTTATCACCCGAAGGGAGGTCATATTGTTCGTCCGGAAGTGGTTCCAACTCTTTCCCGAGGAGCGGACCAATGACGGCACGCTTCTCATTGACGGATAATGAGGCCCCAGCTTTCTCGACAGCGGCGATGATTAGCTCACCATCAGTCAGTTCCGGTGCTCCGAGTGCCACCTTGACATGCTTGAAACCGTACGATGGCAGCAATAAACGATTGAACATCATCTCAATCTCCATCCGCTCGGGTTGGAAGACCTGTTCCTCAGCGATACGGCGGGCTTCTTCGACCGTCGCGCGGTTGTAATCACTGGATAAGCCAACGTACACCGGAGGCAAACGGAAGACAGACAGGAGTTTATCCCGTGCCTTGTCGTCGTACTCAAGGAAAAGAGCGTCCTTTTGGAGCATGTCAGCGAGCGATTTCAATTCAACCTTAGGAGCGGTCGCGCCACCTTCACCTGTCAGATTCTCGTTAACCGCATCGACTTCGAGGACGAGCATTTTGTGTTGTGTCCCCTCGGTGCCCACCTCATTGGCGTACTGAGCAATCTGTGCTTCACTCTTTTCGGTCAACTCGCCACCTGAGATGATGAGCGCACCAGGTAGATGACGCCCTTGCGTGAAGTAGCGGTAGTTCAATTCTTCCGCCTTCCGTGCGCCGGCGAGTGACGGAACGTGTCCAATCCAGCGGGGAATACCATAATCAGCGTCACCGAGCTTCCAGTGAACGATTTCTGTCGCTGTTCCGATTGAACTTTCCGGCAGATAATCACCTGTTAAGCGGTCCATTTGCCGTGGATCGTTGAATTGCTTGAAGAACTGCTTCTGTCCACGTCGGAACCGACGGAACGCACGTTGAGCGGTCTTCTTAATGCCCATCCGTTCAATCGTTACTTCTACTGGTGCGCCCGGCTTACTGACTTCCATGTCGTCGGGATTGACGCGGATCAGTTCGATGACTTCACCCTTGTTATCCCGGAGCACTTCGATGAAGGCTTCCCCAACTGTCTCCCGGTCATTAACGAGCTGTTTGAACACTTTCGTGAGCGGTTCATCAAACCCCATCCAGTCGAGTGTCTCCTGTAATTTGTTCCATTCCGCTTCTTTCGCGGTGTCATTTGACGTTTCTTCGATGTATTCCGGTAGGAAACCATATCCGGCGATGTTGTGGGCATACGCATCGATGGCTTGTCTGAGAATTGTTGATTGTTCCACCATCAAACGCATTCCATCTCGCGGATACGGGGCACTCACCCATTCTCCTGCCTCTTTCGTCGTCAATGCCGCTTTCTCGATAGGGAGCACGGCACCGACAGCACTTTTGATTAACCTTGCATTAACGCTCATTCATTCACCTCCTAAAACAGTAATCTTCTATTCTCACGCCGCTTTTTCGGCTTAACGTGGAGATACTCAACGGCATAACGGAGCGCATCGATCAAGTGATTGTACTCGTCGATAGGCTCGTTGATTTGTTTGTCGCTCACCTTGTCTTTCTTCCAGACATAGTTCTCGAACTCGACTTGTACCTCATGGCATGTCGGATGGACGATGATTTCAAAGTCCTGCAAGAACTGAATACCGGCGATGATGCTGTGCGGTAGCTTGCGAGCGGCGACGATACGGGAGATACCCGACCGCCTGAGTTCTTCAATCAATCGTTTCTCCTGTCCATCCGCGACAATCATCTCCTTGGCGTAGCCCTTCCGCTTGACCATGTCGGCAATCTCACTCGTCAGCATCCCTTGTTCCGAATGCTCATCAAAGATATAGAGACGCTTGGCTTTCATATCGACGAGTGCCGAAATAAATGCCGTCGGGTCAGCCGTGTACCCAAAGTCGATACCGAATGCCGATTTGATGTCCGGGATCTTGGCGATGTCCTGATGATTGAACTCTTCCACTCGCCAGTTATCGAAGATGACACCTTCCGAGATGCCCCAGTGTCCTTCACCCTCGATACGGTAGCGCCGCGGTCGGTTCTCCTTCATCCAGCGGAACAGCTTTAAATCCGCCTCGTCCAGGAACTCATTGCATTGGTACGTCGTCGTCATGGCAAGGATATCCTCGTCCTCCACGTCAAAAAAGCGCCGCTTGATCCAATGCTTGTCATTCCACGGGTTCAAAGTGACGACAATCTGCTTGAAGACGTCGGTGCGTCCCCGAATCGACATGTCAATCTTGTCGAAGGCGTCCTCTGAGTGAATCTGATAGGCTTCCTCCATCCAACACCAACACAGTTGACCCTTGGTGACGGTGATGGACGTGACACTCATCGGTTTATCAAGACCGCGGAACAGGATCTTCTGCCCGGTGATGACGTTGACGATCTCGAGCGGCGATACCTTGAAATGCCATTCGTTATGGACGTCGAGTTGATGTGCTGCCCATTCCAAATCGGCAAAGGCGCTGTCCCGTAAGTCCTTGAACACTTGCCGGATGACGAGAAGATTGGCGCTTTCGTACTGTTTCAGCATCTTCATCCACCGGAGTGCCATCGTCTTCGATTTCTTGCTACCACGACCACCTTTGATGGCGAGATAACGTCCCCGGTAGTTCCATGCCTTGCCGTAACCACCGCCGACAATCTCTTTCATCGAGCGGACGTTGGTGTTAATCCTCGTCGGTAATGTCATCCACAATCACCGTCCGTACGTTAACGTCCATCTCTTGCTTGTCGTTCCATTCACTCTTCCGATTCTTCAGCCAAAAGATTTGGGCAGTGGTGTTTGGCTTCGCGTATTTCTTCAGTTCCACCACATGTCCATCGTTGGTCAGGCTTTCCTCGTCGTAATGGAAGCCAATCGCACTGTTAAACAACGCGTTCTGGACAATCGCATCTGCGACCGCCTTGCCCATCTTTATGGACTCCAAAATCTCCACATGATCATTTAGCCAGTTATATAACGTACTTGCCGCAATCCCCATATTCTTGGCGATTTGTTCGTTCGTCAGTCCTTTTTCTGCCCAGTCTTCTATCTGTTTCAGACCTTCTTCTGTTTTCCATTCTTCATACTTTGGATTCGCCATCTGCACCACCCCCTCTCTCTTATGCTCTCCAGCCAACCGACTAGGGCTATCCCCATCGGCTCGTTGCAAGGCATAAAAAAAGACGCCGGTTAGGGCGCCTTGGTTATCTCTTAAGTATGTGCCACTCCAGGAGGCTCGCCCCTGTCCAACGCCAACCGGTACAACATGTGAATCTCGCTTTTGTACTTCCCATCGCAATCCCTTACTCGAATGGTCGCTGTTTCTGGCAACAACGTGGTGATCACACCACTACGGTTCGGCGAATTCTTGTACGTCGTCTTCACGCGGTCATGCAGTTTCAGTTTGGACATGTGCCTTGCTCCTTTCGTGTACTCCAAACAACGGGCGGTACCCACTGGTTGCAAGACACGAAAAAAAGCACCCCGAAGGATGCTTGTCATATCTGTTACACGGGCAAGGATTTGCACCTTGCATGAACATGATTTCAGGCACCAGTTTATTAAGCCTCCCGGAAAGGCTCATGTTCAGAGTGATAACGCCGCACTCCGCATTTCTGCGTTCGTCTACCTATTCCGCCACCGTGTAACAAGATATGCGAAGTGTTATTCTCTATAAAGTCGCATTGCAATAGCTTATCTTTCATTTTGACGCTATTCTCCCACCTCAATGCCCTACGACTATCTGTATCATATCCTGCAAACAACGCACGACCACTCCGCCCGACTAAGACGACTCGGAAGTCTTTGCTATGTGTGTGGCTGCGTCATGCGCTGTTGGCAAGGGATAAACGGTGAATCATGCAAGGGATGGATGACTCGTCGCTTATCCGTTGGTGTACCTGCCCACATGAAAGGAGGGACGTGTGGATTTGTACAGTACAAGCATACCTTGAAAAAGCGTGCCATTACTCTCCAATTCCTTCATTTTTCCTTCACCTAAAAAGACGCCCCGAAGGACGCCTGCTTATTTTCGTAAATTCTGATACCGTTCGATGAGCGCTTGCTGGACGCTTTGGTCGTATGCCTTTTCACCGTAGTGATCCGTGTGTAATTCGTGCTGTTCACTCCAAGTATAAAGCACGTCCAATTCACGCTCGATAAAGTTGATATCATCTTTCGCATTCGTGAAACAATGTAAACGCCAAGTAGGTGACTCACTACTAAACGTTTCTTTTTCTCCTGCCATTGCCACATGCTCCAGTAACGGACGTCTGATTTTCGTGTTCAACCCTACTGATTCATCTGTTTGGAAAACGGAGTCGTCATTCATTTTGCTGATGTGAAAAAGTGTGATTTTTTCTCTACCATCTTTTAAAAACTTTACTTTGACGTAGTCAGTCGTAGAAACACTTATGACTTCGAAAAAAACTCCTGTTTCAAGCAGTTGTCCCGTTGCGGTGTATATAGACTGACATATTACCTGATACTTTTTTCCTATCTCGACGTCAAATCTCGTTCGTTCATCCATTCACTCAGCTCCTCTATCATGATTCCTGCCGCAAGGGCAGCATCGACTTGTTTTGCAAACGCTAACTTTATCTTATCAGGAGTGTCGGTGCTAGTGGGAGAATAAACTGGTAACTCTTGCATCAGCTCCTGCAAACGCTCCGCCTTGTGCGGATACTCGTACCCTTCGAGCATGACACCACCCGGCATGATGACCGTAACCGTGACGATCGTGCCGTCCTCGATGCGTTCGTTTGGATGCGGACGCAATCCTTTATGCGAGATGTACCGATATTGTTTGCCGACTTCGATGTTCATTCCGTTCCCTCCCTCAGTTGCTTCTCATACACGCTTTTCGCCTTAAACACCGCCGTATGCGTCGTGTCGAACAGGACGGCGACGTCCCTTCCCGAGAACCCATGCGACAGCAGGGTGTACATGGCACGGGTGACGAGGTCCGTTCTACCCAGCTTCTTCAATCCGTGTAGCTTCAACCAACGTTTGACGACGCGTTCGCTGACGTGATAATGACCAGCAAGCCACGTAATCGTCATATTAGCATCGATGTAATGCTCATACAGTTCCTTTTTCGGTGGTACCTCGTATTTCGTCATGGTCTCCCTCCTAAAATAAGCATTCCTGCAAAACAGGCGCACTACTCGTCTGATTCAGCAGCAGGACTTCGAAGATGGCTTCAAGGACTGGCACGACGATGCTATTCCCTGCGAGTGCATACAGCGTGGCGTTTCGTTTGCCCGGCTTCATCGGAAACTGGTGCAGCATTAAATCAAAGTCCGCGTCATCGAATCCCATCAAGCGCCAGACTTCTCGTTCGGTCAGGTAGCGGTACGCCGGTTGATCGTCGAGACGAATGATGCCTGCGTTCGGACAACGGTCTTGCCGTTCGGTGATGGTCCAACAGAACTCGTCAATGACACCCAGTCGGCGTTTGTAGGCATCCCCTCGTTGTACCGGGTTGAACTCCTCGATCTTGTTGAGCATCGATGGAATCGTGATCATGTACTGTGAATCCGTGACGTCCTGCTCCAAATACTGCGAGATGGGTTGCATCGGGCGCTTCGTCATCTGGTGGAACTGGAAGGCTTCTCCGAGCGTCGAGACGCAGAAAACCCGTTCTCTCGCTTGTGGGACGCCGTAATCCCGGGCATCGATGACATCAAAGGTGTTCGTGTACCCAAATTCCGTCATGTCTCGCAAATATTCATTAAATGCTGGGATGGTCCGCTTATCAAGGACCCCGACGACGTTCTCCCAAATGACCGTTTTCGGTTTCCATTCGCCCATGTTACGGATAATCTTAATCGTTTCGTGCATCAACGAGCTGCGTGTCCCGCTGTCCTTGCCTGCTCCCCGTTGTTTGAGTGACGCATCAATCCGGCTACTGAACTGGGCGCGTGAGTTATCTTGGCAGGGACTCCCGTGGACCAAGACATCCGGCCGCAAGTCCCAACCAATGACCGATTGCGGTTTATGCCGGTGATCGTAGAGGGCATTGTACGCCCTCACCCGGTTTTCCTGAATCTCGACGTAATCAATCGACTTGTGATCGATGCCAAGATTGATCAATGCTTTACGCGGCGCTCCGATACCGCCGAACAGTTCGAGTATTTTAATCAACGATACCCCTCCTAAAATAGCTTCTCCTGGAAATCCCCCTGCGCGACCTCCCGTTCCATGTTCCTCTTGATTGCCGCAAAACGTGCTTCCTGTGCGTCATCCCACTCACCGTGTACCTCGACATCCTTTGCCATCACCCAGACGCGTGAGCGGCTGATGATATGCCCTCGTTGCGGGTATTCGCTGTTCTTGCGGTGCTTGCCCCATGAGCTGAAGTAAAGTGCATCCCCTGCGACGTCCAACTTACCGAAAATCCGTTCCTGATCCCGCGTATAGGTCGCGGCGTACTGTCCGTCCTGCATCGTATCCCTCCAGTGGGGAGTTGCCTCCCCGTTTATCCCGAGGAGCGAATGCCCCTCAGTACCCGTCTCCGAAATGGTCGTGAATGATGCCAAGTAACTTATGCTTGATGCCGTAGTAGGTGTTCGTACTATGGATCTTCATCATCGACATGACCAGCTCGTCCGTGCGGTAATACTTCGGATCGTACAGCAGGTCCCACAGCTCGCGTTGCTGGTCATCGATCAGTTCGACGTAGATCCGGTGCAGGATGTTCAGCCGCATCTCGAGGATTTCGATCTCACTCTTCGCGATCGCGTACCGCTCGACCTTACTGCTCGGCGCCTGGTGCGTCTGTACCTCACTCGGCACGTATCCCGGCGTCATCTTCGTCGCGGCCATCTCCGCCATCGCCGTCTTGCTTGCGATGCGGCTCGGGAGCGTGAAATACTCCTTCAAATGTTTGCCCGCTGCCTTACGTTGCCCTTTGTCCAGTCGTGTCTCGAATAGCCGCCCCTGCATCAGTAGGCCTCCAAAATTCGACGATAGTTTTCAGCGTTTTTCCGCTCGTACATCCCGATGATGTCCGTCTCCGTGTAGCCCAGTCGCTCCAAGATCAGTGACCACGCCGCGAGCATGTTGTGTTTGCGTTGCCCCTGGAACATCTTCAAGTACAGTCCGTCGAGCGTCTCATCGTTGCGTTCGTAGGACTGGCGGTCGTACACGGCGAGGTCGTACTGGTGATAGTGTTGGCTTGCCTTGAAGTCCGTCATCAGCAGCGAGCAGTAAAAGTGGAGCCAATCGATCGCTTCTTCGAGCACCTTCTCCGGATCCATGCGCTTGTTCGACCAGTATTTGAACGTCTTCGTCTCGTTGATCATCTCGCCGGCTTCGACGAGGAGGGAGATTTCGCGTTTCGTGTGCAATTCGTACTTAAACTCATGTGGCGTGATGCCCTTGTCTTCGCAGATGTGGCGGTCAAGGACGACTTGCTTGGCACAGATGTCTTGGAGGGTGGCGAACGATACGATCAGGGGTTGCGGTTCTTGGTACGTCATGGATCAAAACTCCTTCTATGTGTGGTTTAGTTGCAACGCTTTTTCAAACTGTTTGCGGTACTTGTCATAGGTGAAGCGAGAGAAACGATAGTCGAGGAGGATGGTATTCAGTACCTCGCCTGCCGCCTGCCGTTTCTGAATCGCTTGAATCTCTGCCCATTGCGGGACTTTCGACGCATTGAGCTTGATGCCATGCTGATCGAGCCACTGGTTGACCGTTGTCGTCGATACATAATGCCGCTGTGCGATCTGCTCGACCGTCATCCCTTGCAGGATGCGTTGGTCATGGAGTGTCTCGTAGGCAGGGACCGGGATCATCGGTTCATAGTGTTTCCGTGTACGTGTCACGCCGCTACTCCTTTCTAGTTATCTAGCTGATTGACGGGGTGATGGGGCGGATTAAAAATCCGAAATTCTTAATCTCTAATGTCTCCGCTTGGTTGATATTCGTACCATTTCAAAACACTTGACGCCGTTACTCCATGTTTCAGTGCAATTCTTTCGAGGTATTTCCATCGGCTATCATTAACAAAGCGCATGTTATCGACTGTCGTATCATATTCAATCCATGCCGTTCTCAAGCGTTTTTCCAAATCGCGCTGTTCTAAACTCATTCTGACAAGTTCACTATGATATCGAGATGCCGCCATCTTTAACCCTCCTTAATTTTTTTGAACCGCGTCCAACCAGTCCACCGCGCACCCGTTCGTCGCCGCGATCTCCATCCCTTGTGCTTCGAACGTCGAAAGCGGGATGCTCGCCCGGTTGCTGTACATCGTCCACCCGTCCCACGCTTGCAGGAAGGCGTCCGGCGGGAGCAGGTACATCTTGCCTACATCGCTGAATCGAACGAGCAGGAAGGTGGTCGTTTGGAGCTTGTCGAGCGTGCGCATCGTCTCCACTTGGTGCGGCTTGATGTTCTTGAGCGGAAAACTCTTGCCTTTCGTCTGCTTGGCTTCGAAGAAAATACCTTTGCCACCGGCGAGTGTCCCGAAGTAGTCCAGTCCGTTGGCTTCGGCGTAGATGGTCTTGACGATCTTGCCTGCCTGCCCGCGAATCGTCTTTACACTCGGCTCACTCTTGAACACGAGCGCCTTACCTTGCAGCTTGTACACATGATTCGCCTGCTCGATCATTTGCTCGAACTGCTTACCTGCTGTTTGTGATATCCGCGCCACTCCTGCCACCCAACCTTTCGTAGTGCCTCGTATTCGTAAGCGTAAAAGTTACCGTATTGCCAGATGCGTTCTAATGTGCCATCCTTGCGTCGTTCTGCCCGATATAAGGTCTTGCCTCTCAATAGGTGCGTCCGCTTCATGGCGACCCCACGTAGCGCCGTGTCGGCGTCTTTCGCGTCTCCATCGTGCTGATGACCGGCGTCCATCCGTCGAGCCGGTAGTAATTGAGCGCGTCCCGGTGCGTGAGCTGCCGGTGTGTCCCCTTGCGCATGTTGTAGACGTCGAGCTTGCTTGCGAGGGACAGTTGCAGGTCGCCCCGCTGGAGCACGATCCGTCCGCCGTATTGATTGAGGTAATCCATCAACTGCTTGAACTGCTTGACCTTTGTCATCTTCATAGACCCGAACCTCCTTGGTATTCGAATATGAGCGAGTACATCGTCGTGTAGGGTAAGTCTTGTTCGTAGATCGCGAGTAGCTTCCAACCGGAGCCGTTGTACGAGGCGATAACCTTGTCCCGTCGCGTCTCCCCTCTGGCTCGTTTGCTGACCCGTGTGCCGATCGGTGGCGTCAGCTTCGAGCGAGGGCTGGGCTTTCGACGCATCGACGTAGCCGCGAGTTCTCGTTGCGCAGTTGCAAATTCTCGATGAGCAGCTCCTCGTACGTCTTCAACTTTTTTGGCATCGCGGGTGCCTCCAGTAATGGGTCAGGCGTGCCGGCTCCCTCGTACTGGATGTTCTTCGCGCCGGCTTGTTCAAGCAGTTCGTACACGCCTGCCTCCGTCATACCGAGTGCTTTGGCGATGTAGGCGAGTGGGCGTTTGTCCATGTAGAGCGTCAGTGCCGTGCGACGACGGCGTTTCAGTTCCCGTGGCGATGGGTTCATGGTTTCCACCCTTTGGCGGCTTGCTCGCGGTGTTTCTCGACCAATTGCCAGCCCATATTGTTAATCTCGTTCAATCGTCTTTGGTTCTCTAATTCCATTTCCAAGAATTCAACCATTTTCAATAAAAACAACTCATTTTCTGTCAACGGTGGCAATACATCTGCAATCCCACTTTCCATAGCTTCACGAGCAGTTTTTAGATGTGCCATATGGTTCCAAACGTCTTTCATCAGTTCATCAGTTGTTTTCATGCCAGCTCCTCCTCGATCACGAACCGGACTTCCGTGCGCTCGATGAACTTCTTGCCCTCTTGGACCACGTCGAACTTCGTCTTGACCTTGGCATGCTCAATCTGATTGGCGACGAAATGGACCCACTTGTCATTCGGTTCGTTGCGCTCTTCCTGTTTCACTTCTGCGATGGCTTCTGTCATCTGTTCTTCCTCCTTCGTCATGTGGGCGATCGTGTAGTTGTCCGCGAATCCGTCGCTTTCCGTCGTGACGGCGACTTCTTGAGAGGTTTCGAATACCTCTTTGAGTCCGAGTGCATCAAGACGTTTATCCAGTGCGACGTACGTCGTCTTGAGTTCGGTGCGTAATTCCTGCCGGGTCTTGCCCTCTCTTACCATCTGGACAAGCATCTCGTCTGTTACACGGGGTCTGCGTCCTCGCTTGACGGGCGGCTTGTTGTTTTTCATGTCCTGCTTGATCCGTTTGACGCGACCCGATAACGTGCCGGGTGTCAGGTCGAAATCTTTCTCAATGACATGCCGGGTCTCGCCATCACGGAGGCGACGCATAATCTCGTCGTCCGTGATCAGCACGCTTTTCCGGTGGTTAACGTCGCGCTTGATGGGTGTGACATTGCTGGCATCGACGATGGCTTGCACACTATCCAGTGTTAGATTGTCAGCAGCCGCAATCTGTTCGACGGTCATGCCGCGTTCGTAGCGTTTGAGGATCAGCTCGCGTGTCATGACGGGTCCTCCTGTTCGAGAAGATGCAGATGTTGGTGAATGTTTCCGACCACTTCACGATTGACGAAGTAATCTAAAGGGACGTACGAATCAAACTTTGTGCCAACCAAATGCTTTTTCGTTTCGTACACGCAAGAGGACTCGTGATAAGAAATCGTCCCCAGTTGAGAAAACCCTTCGTACTTGTTGAAATCAACGACTCCTCCACCTGAATCACGATTCGGAACGAGTTCGTCTTCTTCCCAAATTTTCACGATGTCACCATCGTAAATTTCAACACCGTGTATGTCGTGAACTCCGGTGAATTGTTCCTTGTATCCGCGCTCGATTTTTTCGTCCCACGATCCCCGATAACTCAAACGCCACTTCAAAATGTCTTGCAATGTGAAGTACCAAAACCGTTTTTCTGCGCTATCCCATGCGCGGAACTTGACCTCTCGCATTCTCTCTCCCCCTTAAAAGTTGAATTTTGCCAGTCGGTAGTCGTCCCCGTACATCTTCACGATGTCGGCATCGTCGAGCATCCGGGACCAGTTCCGTTGTCCGATCCGTGCCCGCAGGTCCTTGCCGGTCAGGTTCGTCGTGTAGATGGTCGGTTTCCCCATCCGGGCATCGAGGACTTGGAACAGGACGTCGTTGCTAAACGTGTCCGTGTCGATCGTCGTCTTGCTGCCATCCGTGTACTTGACTTGCTCCGCCCCGATGTCGTCGAGGACGAGAAGCGTGACGTCGGCTAAACTCGTGATGATGTCGTCTTGCGACCCTTCGTTGCCGAACGTCCCTTTGATTTTCGTCAAGAGGCGTGGAAGCGAGATGAAGACCGCGCTCTCGCCCTTCTCCTTGACCGCGTTGACCGTCGCCATACTCAGATGACTCTTGCCGGTCCCGTAGCTTCCAGGCACCAGTAATGTGCCTTTTAAGTCGCTTGCGAATTGCTTGAATCGTGCTTTCGCTTCCGCCAGTTCCGGTGTCGTCGCGTCATATCCCTCGAACGTCGCGTGCAGCAGTTTGTCGTTGATCGTCGAGCCGGAAGAAAACGTATCCTCGAGCTTGCGCCGGATCATGCGTTCCTCGTTCTCAACGGCTCGCCTTGCGATGGCCAGGTCCTCGCATTTGCATCCCTTGACGGCTTCGAAGTATTCGCCGGCTTTCGGCCCGAAGGCATATTGTTGCCGCACGACCTCGATGTCCTGCCCGCATCCCTGACAGGTGCGCTGGGCGAGGATCTCTTGCGTGAGGTCCGCTTGGGTGATGCGTGTGATCGATTGCATGGTGTCGCCTCCTAGAAGGGAAGTTCCTTCCCGAATGTGGGGTCGTATTCGCTGTGGTCCGGTGCTGAACCGTTTGACTGTCGTGGTGCCGTCAGATCGTATTCATCCATCCACCGTTCTTTTTCGAACCATCTGCCGCCGTCCTGCGGTTTAAGCCATGACTTTTGCAAGTCGAGGTATCGGAGATAGTTGGAAAGACCAGTTGCGATGACGTCGTGCGTCGTTCCTTTTTTGATGGCTTTCGTATATGCAGCGACTGCCTTTTTTTTATCGATTTTCTTCGGATAGAGTTTCCAAAGGGATTCGAATAAAGACTGGTCAACTTGTTGAGCAACGGGTATATCTTTTACTTCTTCTTTCTTCTTTCTTCTTTCTTCTTTCTTCTCTCTAGCACCGTTACGTAACGTTACATCAGCGTTACCAGTAACGTTACTCGGTGGAAGTTCAGGCGTATCAACGGGTTTCGGTGCTTCCAGTTGTTTTTCTCGATGTCGTGCGACCCGTTTTCGCGTCAATTCCCGCTGTTTTTCCATGCCTTCGATGTTCTGATATTTGGTCCAGTTCGGGAGCATGAAGGCACTTGAGGTTTCGTCGAACTCGACCATGCCGAATCGTTGGAACAATTCCATTGCCATTCGTACTGTGGCAGCCGGTCGGTCAATCAACGTGATCAGCATGTCTTCCGTGTACGGGAAACTTTCCGTCAACATGATGTAACCCTTGTGATTGCCTTTACCAGCCATCGTGAGGAGCTTGCACCAGATGACGATTAAGGTATCGCCATCGGGCATTTTCTCCAGTAACTTGATTTTTTCATCGTCGAACATGTCGACCGAGAGTTTGATCCACTTGATTTCGTTCATGTCAGTCACTCCTTAGAAAGGCAAGCTATCTTCGTCGATGGCACCAAATGAATTGCCGCCGCCTGCGAACGGATCAGAACCGAAGCTGCTTGATGATGCCGGTTTGTTCTGACTCGCCGCTGGCTTGCTGTCGTCGAATGGCGGGAGGTCGAAGTCTTGCACCATGATGACCACCTTCGAGCGTTTGTCGCCGTTCGATTCCCACTTCTCTTGGACAAGATCGCCGGTGATGTTGAGCGGGCCACCTTCCGTGCCGTGATACTTCGCGAACGTTTCAGCGCGAGCACCGAGGACCTTATAGTCAAAGAAGCTGCTGTCGTACTTACCTTCGTTGTTCTTCATTTTGTTGCGGACACGGATCGTGCCAGTGACCCAAGTCTTGCCTGCGTTCGTCGTCTTGGCCTCGACGCGTTGGTTGATGCCGGTGAGTGCTGTGCTGTTCATGTGTGTTGCCTCCTTAGCCTTTGTAGTTTAGGAACTCGTTTAGTTCCGCTTGTGATTTATGAGTCGGTACGATGATTTCAGTTGATGATTTGACGAGTACTTGTACCGCTTCAAGTCGATCGCGACTCATGGCTGTGAAGAAGACCTCGCCGTCAATCTCGAGCAAGAGTGTGACCGAAGCGTTTTTGAGGTTAACGTCTTTCATGTTTATCTCCTCCCGAGCGCCCCTTAAAGGACGCTCTTTTCGTAGTCTTGATGCTGTAAAGCGTTCTCGCGTTCTTCTTCCAAGCAGACGTCACAGACGAGCTGTCCGAAGACGTCACGGTCACCACCGAAGGGAATCATCTGTTGGAAGCGGGAACATTCTTCAAGCGTTTCGTATTCGTCCATCATCTTCATGCCGATTCCTCCTTGTTCGCCTCAGCCGCTTCCTTCTTCGCTCCATCAATCCATTTCACAAGCGCCTCCTTGATCTCAACAGCTCGCGCTTGTTCAATCACCTGCTCGCCGTCCCATTTGACTATGGATAATACTTTTTCACGGCCGACGGATCGTAAGGCAGCGAAGGTGTCCGCTAGTTTGATAAGTGAATCCAGTTCGGTTTTCGTTGCCATCTTCGGTGGAGTCGCTTTCGAGTTCCGTTCATCGACCTTACTGTCCGCTTCCGGATCGTCACCAGTCGAGATCAGGAAGACCTTCATCAACGCGTATTTGGTAGCCCCTGTCATCGCTTTGTAGTACGCCTTATCTCCTGCATCCTGCCCTTCTCCGACGCTCTTGAATGCCATCGTCTCGCCGGATTCTCCATCAACGAACGTGAATTCCATTTCAATCGTGCTGATATATTCCGTCGAGCCGGAACGATTCTTGTGTTCGCGACTTTCGTGGGAAATGACTGACGGGAACAGCATCACGCTCCGCTTCGCCAGTTCTCCACGTACGAGATCCGATACATCACTTTCTGTCGCGTACTGATATTTGTGGAACTTGTTGAAGCCGTTCTTTGGTACACGTTTTACTTCGCTCATGACCTCTGCCAACTTCTTGACAAGGGAGCGGGTTACGGGTTCACTCATGTCCGTTCCTCCTTCGGAATGTCTTCGATTGGGACGCAACGGTCGAGTTGGCTAGCGTGAGATACCGCTGTGACATTTCGACCGTCCCAAACAACTTTTTGGGCTGTATTAAATGTTAATTTTTCAACAGCAGTCATTTCGTTTAAATCAAATCCAACAAGATACCACGTACCTGAATTCGACTTGTAAGCCCCGACCCATTCGTTCGGTCGTGCCAGCATCTCAGCGCGGACGTCGAACGGCTTTTTGACGAACCAGTTATTTGTTTTTGATAAGAATGTTCTAACCGGAATAGTAGACTCGTAAGTTTCGCAAGAATCTTTACACTTAACTGCATCACCTTCCCGGAACAACGAAGCGCCTTCTCCATTGAAAATAATCTCGCCTTCAATCAATCTGACCAGTGCTGTTCTGCCATCAATTTTTTCGTATCGTTTCAAATCCATCGTCATTTGCCTCCTTAGCGTCCGAGATCCAGGAGAATCTCTATCGCTTCATTGGTGAGTCCTTGCAAGACCGCGTGTTGCTCGTCCGTCAAGCCGAGGCCGGCGTGTTCCGCGGTGAGTGTTTCAATCAGGGTGACCAGTTTCGGTTGCGCCTCCGCGACTTCCGTTGCCCGTTCTGCGAGGGTCTGGAGTGTCATAACGCCACCACCTTTGGATCAATCGATTCCTCTGCGTGGATGAACAGGTTGTTCTGCTCGTCGAGTGCGTTTTCAATCGCGTACAGTTCGTTGTGCACCTGCTTCAGGAAGACGTGCACCGGGTGATTCGCGTCGAGTTGGTAGGCCGCATTAGCGAGATGTTGATAAGACGCTGTGAGCGCCGAGTGGATGGTGTCGATCTTGACCGGACCCTTGCTGACCAGTGCCATGATTTCAGGCGTCGTCTGGACGATTGCCGGGAGTGTGCGGTCGATCTTGTGTGTCGTGACCATATCGTTTCCTCCTTGTGCGGAGCGTGGTATACTCATAGTGTCGAGTTATGAGAGCACCCTGCCTCCGGTATGGGTGTTTTTTATTTGCCGTAAATCCGTTCCAGTTCGTCGAGATTGAGCAACAGTACGGTGATGAAGATGACCAGGCCGATTTTTAGAACCATGGGTCACCGTCGTTACGCTCGATGTAGCAGGTGCCGGCGAATACGATGAAGCCGAATAGTAGGAATAGGCTGTAAAAGAACCAGAAGGCACTAACCATCAGCTCACCTCGTCGAGCAGTTTGCTCATGAAGTAGATTTGACCTTTGCCAGTGACTTTCGTCGTCCGTGTGATCCGTACCGTGCCGTCCGGGTTATTGTTCGTGCGTTCCAGTACTTCGAACCATCCACGTTCGACCGAGTATTGCGTCGGCTCATTGTAGTGGGCACCCTTCTTACCGAGGTAGCCGTTCTCCCGCATCCAAGCGAACAAGCGATTCTGTCCGATGGCGACACCGTTCTGACTGATTAGTTTCGCGAGTTGACCGACCAGGATGCTCGTCTGGCTTGTTGAGACTGCTTCAGCGAACAGGACTTGCGGACGTTGTTCTTCGAGTTTGGCGGTCGCTGCTTCCTTCTCATGCCGGAGTCGTTCAATCGTCGTCTGAGCAATCAGTAAGCCGCGGGCCATGATTTCTTCCGGTGACTCGTCGTGACGGGCGATCATGTAGCCGCCGTCTTTGCGGATCGAGGGAAGGACTTCACCCGTCACCCATTTGCGGAACCGTTTCGCTTGTGGCTTGCGGCTGTCGAGGATGACGTCGTACAGGCCGTCTTCGTTGATGACCGTGACTTGTTGAATACGATTAAGTGAATCTGTGATGGTATGAGTTGAACTCACCCCATCCGAAAGTCGTTCTTTCACTCGAGCTGGAGTTGTTAAGTCGAGTACCTTACATACATCTGCTAAAACGAACAGTGGTTGTTCTGGTGTACCGACGACGCGGACTTCATTTCCTTCAAATACCTTTGTGAGTTGATTCATACTGGCTTCCCATCCTTCCAAACAATTTCGAATTCATGAGTCGTGTAAGGTTGTCCAAACCCACCGTTATCAATGCCCCAAGAAGCATGCAGCACCTGTTCTGCTCTTTGTTTTTTGTTTTGCAACCAAACAAAAACCTCATCATCTTCAAGGTCCTCACGAACCCTTGCATAATCACCTTTGTACAACGCTCCAGAACCAACTGGTTCCGAACTCAAGACTCGGACGTACGTATCTTGTTTTTCTCCACCGAGCAACTTTAATTTCCGCCAAAGCAAAACATGAGCGAGTTTCTTTTTTTGTCGTTTATTCACGTTTACTGCCTCCTTATTTTTGTTTGCTGATCAACCACGCATCGAGATCGTCGCGATGATAGCGGATACTGCGGTTGCACTTGGACGCTTTGAGTTCGCCATCCATCCGTGCGTTATATAGAACGAACTGGGAGAATCCCGTGTACGTTTGCGCTTCCTTTTCCGTCAGCCACCCTTTCGCCGTTTGGTTCGCCAGTGCTTCGGCGATCCGCTCGTCGATGAGTGTCATGAGCTGTTCCGGGGTAAAGGACAGCATGACCACTTGTTGCATGATTTCACCTCGCTAAATACAAATTTATTGTTTATAATTCAAGAAACTTGTATTTCTTCGTCAAAAAAAAGTTCTTCAACAGTGAGACCAAGCATTCTTGCGATTGCAAGTGCTTGACCAACCTTGATAGTTACGTTTCGATTTCTTTCCATCGAGCTGTACTGATTCGAACTCGTGTAACCTAATTTACGAGCGATGTACACCTGACTGATCCCTTTTGACTTACGGGCATTGATCAAATGCGGCCGCCCCTGCTCTTCGACTGCCACTTGTTTCACCTCCTATTAACTTGTTACCCTAACTATAAATACAAACTTCTTGTATGTCAACAACTTATTAACAACTTTCTTGTATTTTTTTATTGTATTTGGAGAATATACAATATTTATGTATTATAGAGGTGCGGGTTTACGTCGCATCCTTTATCATCAGAGAGGATGGCATATATGGAAGAAAAACTATTAATTAGGGACGAGGGAATAGAGATGAACACAATGGGAAGTCGCATTAGAAGGCTTCGCGAATCGACTGGAATGTCTGCAAAATTCGCTAGTGAGAAGTTGATGATCAGTGCGTCGCGGTATAGTAACTGGGAAAATGATATTTCGAAGCCTAAACCAGAAGAACTAGAAAAGATTGTCGATTTTTATGAGACCTCATATGATTACCTATATGGAAAAACAGACGAACCCCATCTTTCATTAAACGAATACAAGATGCAGCAAATGGTAGATAACAAGATATTAAAGATCCTCGGTCTTTCTACAGAAGAAATTGAAGGACTAAGTAAAAGTGACTTTGATCGAATCATTGATTATACAAAGTTAGTGATTCAATCACACGAAATGGAGAAGTTAAAAAAGAAAGACGCCCAGTAATCGGCGTCTTTTGTTATGTCATTTTGTTTTTAAAGTAAACGTTTTAGCAATGTCGTTATTTTTCAGCGCATCCAAGTCAAACTGAAATCCAACTTTGTCCCCGTCCTCATCTGTGAAGCAGACCGCAATGGGTCCATTCCGCTTTAACAATTCGTTCAAGCTATCGTTATCATTTATGCCCATCTTACGAACTGCGACTAACCTCATACACCCAATCCCCTTCGTTGTTCGCCAAAATATACGAACAGGTATTCTTATGATTCTTTACTCATAGTAAGTAATTTTGCAGAATAATACAATAGACCCATTACATTATTTTCTAACCTTTGGTAAGAATCGTTCGACAAAATACGTCCGACCTTGTCGAATAGTTTTCTTCCATTCGCTTAAAACAGCACACCAACGGGAACTTAACTGGTATAGAATGAGTATGGATATGTATAACAGAACTGGAGCGTATCGGAATAAACAAGTGAATACAAGGAGGATATATCATGGAAGGACGAAGTCGTGTGTCGCGAAAGCAACCGAAGCGAAGAATCATGTGGATCGTCAGCATCTTTGCGATATTGATGTTAAGTGTAGGCGGCTATGTTTGGGCCAATCGTGAGGAGCCGCAGGTCAAAGTGAGTCCACCCAAACAGGAAACCGTAACAGAAAAGAAGGTGGCCACGAAAGAAGAGACCGTCGCTGATCCGGAACCTGTCGTGAATGACGAGCCGGACGCAGAGGTCATCGCCGAAGAGCCCGAAGCAATTGAACCAGAATTGAGCGACGTCGAAAAATATCCGGAAGCAATTGAAAGTGTGGTTCGCATCGGAGAAAACATGAATGCCATCTACGCCGCGGCGGATGAACTCCAACAGCGGTTCACCCCGTATGAAACGGAAGACGGAATCGGTCGGGCTGAATATGTCTCACGCGATGAATTAAAGGACCTGTTCGAATATGATGCCAACCTCTCGACTGAAATCACGTCGAGCGTTCACTTCGAAGCGCCGGACTATACGCAAGAAGGTTTCCGGCAAACACGAGAAGCGCACTTGATCATCATCAAAGAGTTGAACGAACTGGATGCTTTGCTCGAAGTCTATCCCGGTAAATTCCGCCAAGATCCAGAAGGAACGCTAGCACTGGCAAAAGGACACTTCGAACGAATCAAGGCTGCCACCCAAACGGACTTGCCCGGATTCACGGAATTCTTTAAAACAAGTCCAACAGAAGGTTCGTAACCATAGTAAACTATAGGCACTCAGGTGCCTTTTCTTACAAATGAAATTAGAACGTATGTACGCAAGAGGAGGAACATCATGCATTACACGATCAAGAAACTCGACAACGGCAAGTATTGGACCCGCCTGTCCCTGACCGACCGGGACGGCAACCGGCATCAGCCAAGCAAGACGAAGGACACGCAACGGGAACTGAAGCGCTGGGCGACCGACATGATCCGCAAGAACGAGGACGGAGCGCTCGGCAAAAAGACAGGCAAGACGGTGCAGGAAGTAGCGGACGAATATCTACAGGCGCAGGTGGGCATTCTCAAGGAGCGCACAATCTATCATCGGCACTACGCGCTCGATATTTTTAACAAGACGTTCGGGAAACGAGTGTTTGACACGCTGACGCGACGGGAACTGACCGCATGGGCAGACCGCACGGGACGAGAACGCGGACTCAAGACAAGTAGCCGCAATTCCTTATCGCGTCATATCAATTCCATGTTCACCTATGCGTACGAAAACAGGTACATCCTCGACAAAGAAGCCCGCATCCAGATGAGACGCGAGCAGGTGGAACGGGAAAAGACCTTGTGGACCGTCGAACACATCCAACGGTTCGAGGCCATTCACAAGGACGATCCCACTGCTAAGATGTATATCATTGTAGCCCATACCGGCATGCGGAGCAACGAGATCCGGTCCCTCGGCTGGGAGCACGTCGATTTTAAGAACGGACTGATCCACATCGAACGACAAGCGGCACAATCGATGACGGCAGGACGCAAGAACTGGACGACTCTCAAGTCCGGGCGCGGTCGTGTTATCCCGATGAGCCAGCATTTGCGTAAGATGCTCGAGCGGTGGCGCTTCGAACAACGGGCATGGTTGCACGAGCATGGTGCCGAGAACGTACAGGACCTGGTCGTCACGCGTGAAGATGGCTGTTATATTTATGATTGCCGCGTGATGAGACCATTCCACGAAAAAGCGGCCCAAGCAGGATTGCCTTCGATCACATTGCACACGCTCCGCCACACGTACGCGACGCTCCTGATCCAGCAAGGACTCCCGCTCACCGGCATCCAGAACTTGCTCGGGCATGGGAGTCTCACGACGACGGTCAAATATTATCTCCATGTCACGGATGAGATTAAGGACCGGGCACGGGTCATCCTCGACGATCTCTATTCGGACAAAAACGCCTGA